AATCTGTTCTTTCCGCTTGCGGCTCCGCTTCCATTCATCAATTTCAGCGGCGAAAAACTGAAGTTCAGTCATGCCGGTATTGCCGCCCATCAGGATCAGGCGATTGATCCGGGCCGTTTCAGTATCAGTAAACAAAGGCATATTCAATCACCATCCTTTCTCTCTTGGGGGGGGGCTGAAATCCAATGGGGCGCTGTCTGGTTTTCTCCAAGGTCAGCGTTTGGTTTGAAAGTTCCACTTCAATCTTCAAAGACTGGTAGGGAAGCCGATCCGCCCACTGTTCAATTTTCTTCAAAATGTGCTGTTGTTCAAACATGGGCGGTTCCTTTCTATTGGGCAATGAACACCGAACACCAGAAACCGTGTGTTTCCGAGGATGTTTGTTACTATCCTGTTATTAGTCGAAGCTGAAGGCGGGGCCAACCAGCATATCTTCCAGCGCATAACGCATAGCGTCCATCAGGTGGTTGAAATCATCAATGGGGGTATTGATCTTGGCCCCAAACTTATCTTCAGCCCAAGTGTAATTTGAAATTTCAGTAATGAAGTTCACACACCGGGGATGAATGATGATGGTGTAATCCTGAATGTACTGAATGCCATTGTTCACGCTGTCCTTGCCCTTCCGGGCGGCTCTGATACGCTGAAGGCCAGCTTCCCGCAATTCGTCAATGCTCTTGGGTTCTGCACAATCGGCCTTAATCCGTTCCTTGGCATAGCCCATCACTGTGACTTGTTCGCAAATGGCCCGGTTGGTCAGGGCCTTTTTATACAGTTCATCGAAAACCCAAATGGTTTTTTCTGCTGTACTCACCAGCCCACAGAAAAGCGCCGTGGGGTCATTGGTATAGCCAAAATCAAGGCCGAAGGCAGATTTCACGCCATCCTTGGCGCTGATTTCAGCCGGGTTGAACAGTTCTTCCCGCCAGTTCTCATAAATCAGGCCATCCACAATGCCCCAACCACCAAGGCCAGCCACTTTATAGCGCCGGGGGTTGGTTTCCTTCATGGTCTGAAAAACCTTCAGGTCAGCTTCATCCAGCCATTCATTACACAGGTAATTGGTGGTGGTGGCGTAAATCTGCCCATCCGGGGAAGTCCAGCTATCATGGAAACGGTATGTGGGGTTCCCTTGGGCATCCTTGCCGGTAATCTCTCCAAAGAACCGCTTTCTGATCCAGTGTTTTTCATTCCACGGGTTGAAGGTTAGGGTAATTTGCTTGAACAGGCCGGTTTCTTCCGGGATAGCGCCACGGATACTTTCATCAAGCATATTGAAATCATCTTCATTGGTGATTTCATAGGCTTCTTCAATCCAGCACCAGCACAAATACCCAATTTCAACCGTAATGGAAGTAACCTTCAGGGGATCATCAAGGCCCCGGAAGTAAATCTTCTGACCGGTGGGAACATAGGTCATTTCAAGGGGGCTTTCCTTGATTTCCCAATAAGCCTGAACCCCAAGCCGGTTGATTGCCCACTTCAATTCTGTGAAACAGCTATCCTTTAAGGTTCTGAATACTTTGCGAACCACAAGGGTATTAGCTTCCGGGTATTGCATCATCCGCTTGATGATGTTCAGGGCCGTGGTTTTGGATTTCTTGCTTGCACGGCTCCCCTTACAAACCCGGTAGCGGCCTTTGAAGTTCCAAAAGGTCTTGTACCCTTTGCCCACCACTTCAGGAAGGCGGATCACCTTGGCCTTGGGGTTAATCTTCAAGTTGATCATCCCCCATGATAACCACGGGAACATTCCCTTCCATTTTCAGTTTGTCGGTAAACATTCCAAGATGTTTGCCCAACAATTCAAGGGCCTTCAACTTGTCGTAGGTCTTAACCTCTCGTTCAGTGATATTCCCATCTTCACCGGGAATCACCTTCACTTTGACAGAAGCAATACAGGCG